ACGCGCGCACCGCGCGCCTTGACCTCTTTGACGTTGCTCATGGTCTTGTCAAACAGCGGCTCGTAGCACGCAACGGCGATGACGAGGCGATTCTCCTCAATGAGCGCAATCGTGCCGTGCTTGAGCTCGCCCGCGGCATAGGCCTCCGAGTGCAGGTAGGAGATCTCCTTGAGCTTCAGCGAGCCCTCCATGCAGACAGCGTAGTCCACATTGCGGCCGATGAAGAACAGGGACGGATTGTTTTTGTACCGCTCGGCCAGCTGCGCGATCTGCGGGTTGAGGTCGATGGCGCGCTGCACCATCTGTGGCAGGATCATGAGGTCGTCCGTGAGCTTTGCCGCCTCTTCCCTGCTCAGGCAGCCGCGCTTCTCGCCCAGATAGAGCGCCAGCAGATACAACACCGACACCTGCGTGGTGTAGCCCTTCGTGGTCGCAACGGCGATCTCCGGACCTGCCCAGGTGTAGATGACATCGTCCGAGATGCGAGCGATCGTACTGCCGACGACGTTGACGATCGAGAGCACATAAGCCCCCTTGGACTGCGCCTCGCGGATGGCGGCGATGGTGTCCGCCGTCTCGCCGGACTGCGAAATGATGATCATGAGCGTGTGCTCGTCGACGATCGGGTCACGGTAGCGGAACTCACTTGCAAGGTCGGCATCGACCGGGATGTGCGTGAGCTTTTCGAGCGCATATTTGCCCGCCTGGCCGGCATAAAACGCCGAGCCGCAGGCCGTGATCATGATCTTGTTGAAGCCCATGAGCTGCTCGTCGGTCATCTTCAGCTCGTCAAACACGACGCGGTGATCCTTCACACGCGGGTCGAGCGTGGACTTGATGGCACGCGGCTGCTCCATGATCTCTTTGAGCATGAAATGCTCATAGCCGCCCTTCTCGGCAGCCTCGATGTCCCACGCGACGCGGGAGACAGGCTTGTGCACGGGCTTTCCGGTGCAGTCAAAGACGGTATAACCGTCGGCGCGCACCTCGGCGAGCTCGCCGTCGTCAAGATAGACCACATTTTTCGTGTGCGACACAAGCGCCGTCACGTCGGAGGCGAAGAAGTTCTCACCCGCGCCGACGCCGATGATCAGCGGACAGCCGTTGCGCGCGAGGAACATCTGCTCCGGGCAGTCGGCGCACAGAATGCCGATCGCATAGCTGCCCTCCAGACGGCCAAGTGTCTTCATGACAGTGTCCTTCAGGTTGCCGTCACCGGTGTAGTACATATCCAGCAGATGGACGATGACCTCCGTGTCCGTCTCACTATGGAACCGGAACCCCTTGGCCTGCAGCATCTCGCGCAGCTCCATGAAGTTTTCGATGATGCCGTTTTGCACGATGGCGAACTTGCCGTCGTTGCTCACGTGCGGATGGGCGTTCGCCTCCGTCGGCGCGCCGTGCGTTGCCCAGCGCGTATGGCCGAGGCCGATATAGCCGTGAAGATCGCTACCGTCATGCGTTTTGGCCAGCAGATTCTTGATCTCGCCGCAGGCCTTGGCAAGCTCGATCGTGCTGCCGTCGAGCACGGCGATGCCGGCCGAGTCATAACCGCGGTATTCGAGCTTCTGCAGCCCTTCGAGAAGGATCGGCGCAGCCTGCTGCGCGCCGACGTATCCAACGATTCCACACATAGTCAGTTCTCCTTATTATTTTGAAAAATCATCGTTATCGCAATTCTATGCCGACATTGTGCAAATACGTACAAAATGCCAAAATAGCATTCTAAATATTATACCGATATCCCGTTCGTGTCAAGTTGCGCTTTGTGAACACTGCATAGACCGCAGTCCCCGTTGCCGCGGGCCGTCCGCCAAGGCAGAATGGAAAATGCAATCATCGCAACCGGATGGCGCACATCCCCGCGCGCCGGAAACAGCCGGCAAGAAAGGCAAACAGCGACAAAAAAGCTTGCAAAAATTGCATTTTTCTGCTCTGCATACTTCCATTCTGTCCGCAGAAAATAGTAGCGGGTCAAGAAACCCAAAACACGAAAAGGAGATGGAAAACGAAATGGCTACTTCCAACAGCAACAACCTTGTCAACCCCAATGCGCGTGAGGCGATGAACCGCTTCAAGATGGAAGCCGCGTCCGAGGTTGGTGTAGGCGTTCCATATTACAAATTATTTAAGCATTAGGCAGGCAAAGCACATATTACATATTGAATGGCAAAAAAAAAGAGGGTTTACGCCGTTTGGCGTAAACCCTCTAAAAAATATATTTGTCACGAATATTGTATAGTTTTCGTGACATTATTTGCTGATTTCTGTAGCAGCAACTTCTCTCATGAAGTTCTCATATGCATCCGCAGCGTCTTTTGCTGCTTTTCGAGCACGCTCAACGTTACCATTGTTGTGCCCGTTTGTCAATGCGTTACTTGCTACAACAGAAAGTTGCAATGTCGCATCCAGCATACGCAGCGACAGCAGGCTCTCTTTTCTTCTAAGTTGAGAATGGGCTTCTGCTCTATCGTTTGACCGCTTTACCCTCCATCCAATAGCGGCAGCGACAATAGAGCTTATGCCAGCAATTAACGCACAAATAACTTCAGCAGTCATCAAAAAAGCACCTCCGTGTTCACGGAAGTGCAATGCTCATCACTTGAAGAAGCGATGACGTCCATGAGTCATCCCTCCTTCGGCGTTTTATACGACAACGCCTGAGCGCTGTCAGAACCGCCAGCAGTGGTCGGATCGTTGATGGCATTCCAAGCTGCAACAACGACAAGGCTCAAAACATACGGATTGCTGATAGCGCCAAGCAACAAATCTCCGAGAGCTTTCCACGTGGTGATGTCAGCAGCGGTGATCCCAGCGTAGGCCAGAATCGGTGTGAACATTGCAAGCACAATTTGCACCCACCAAATAGGATTCTTTAGTCGTACAGTCCAGTTGATTTTCATTGCCATTCCTCCCTAAAAATAATTGAAGCAGGACATCAATCCTGCTTCTTCTTTCCATTAAGTTCGCCCCATTCTTTGGCTTCATCAATCATTCGCTGGCAAACAATCATGGAGCGCAACGAATCTGCACTGACGTTCAGATCATTTTTTCCAACACCACGAAGCGCACCACGGTCGATTAGTTTCTGCGCATCCTTGCGATAATACTCCGGCATATCATCAACGGCATGATAATGCGGATTTTTAGCTTCGACGTAACGCATACCAATAATTGCGCCACGCACAACGTCCTCGGAGATATCAAGATCGCCATTCCCGGTGCCTTTCAGAGCGCCAGCGTCAATTAACTCCTGAACCTCGCTTCTGTACCATTTAGGAACTTCGTTGATATTCTTGTATCTTACCACGTCTTCTTCCTCCTCGTCATTTTCTTCATGCTTGTTTTCTGTCAATCTTGCTTTGAAGTTGTACCACTGCTGCGGATCATCGACCCACGGCATAGGGCAGCGCTTCCCAGTCACATCGTAATGCCGCACAACGTGTTCTGCATCAATGCCATAGCGACGCATGATGTCTTCTGCAAGAGCGAGTGCGTTGTTCACAGTTTCAGGCTTAATGTAGTACTGTCCGTTAGCATATTTTCTGCTGCACATCTCAATGCCGATACTGTTGGAGTTGCGGCACTCCGGATGCCAGTAGCTCTTTGCTCCGCAATGCCACGCGGTATCGCTTTCTCGCACGGACTGCATCACACCGTATTCATCGCAAAAATAATGTGCGCTTGCTTGAATGCCACCATTATTGTGATAATAATCACAGTTGTTGCGCGCAGTGTCACCATTATTAGCAGTATAGTGCATCACAATGTATTTAATGGGTTGCCATCGTCCAGCACTATAATTGCTGGAATTGCACTGAATAAATTCCATTTTCGTCACCTCAAAAATGTTTACGCCGTCCGTTTCCATACGTAAACCGTAATATACGGAGGCATATTGTTGTGCGCTCGAGCCTCGCCTTCTTTCGCGCCTTTTCCGCCGCCTCGCACGCCGGTTTTTGATGCCTCTACCCACCACGTTTTTTTGTCGCCAACCGTGGGAAATCCAAGTGTTGCGCCTTCTTCCGCGCCTCCGGCATTAGGTGCGTAAATGGGGTGGGCATGGCTCGGAATTTCTTCCAACTCCAAAGCGTGCTCCGCTTCGCCGCCCGTCGTACCGGCTTCATATTCAGACCCGGCAGCCAGTAGAAATCTATTTTCAATTTGCTCCCATGTACCACCTCCAAAAATGGTCGCCGGACTTGTGCTACTTGTACTCATATAAATTGAGCCAACAGGATAGGTTACTGCCCATACGTTGTTTGTTTCTACGATATCACTAAATAGTTCGGTTATCGTGCGATAATGTATGATGCCTTCGTTGTCTAGCACTGCGACTCTACTTGTCGTCTTGTTTAGGTTCGTACTGCCAGTTGTTTTGAACACTGTACCAGTGATGCTTTTTCCGGTTAAATTACCGGTCATTGTGCCACCAGATAAAGATAACTTATCATCTAATTTGCCATCGACATATTTTTTCGTTGTTGCATCGTCATTTTCAGTCGGAGAACCTATTTTCATACGAGCGTAAGATGCTGCGCCGTCTGTTGTAATTTTAGCTGCATCAGATGAAGCACAGGCAATCCTAATACGCGAGTCGCCATTATCGTATAGACACTGTACATCCTTTTTGGCTAGTATCGTTTCATGCGCCTCAAATACACCTTTTACGTCAAGTCTTTTAAGCATTGTGACATCGCCAGAGATTCCGCCACCAGATTTGGGAAATTTTCCGTCCAGTGCGTCGTTGACAATCTTGTTTTGCACAGGATTTGTCGAACTTGAAGAAAGTTCAGTATCTACGATTATTTTATTTGCATTGTCTTCAATGTTATCCAGTTTCTTTTTATCAGTTGCTGACAGCAACCCATCCGCAGATTGAGTTGCTTTTTGAATGAGTTTTGCGTCTATTGCATCGAAGTTGTCATTCAATTTCTCAATATCTACAACTTCATCATATTCGGGTTTGTTTAGCCTCAAATTCTTTGTATAATTCATTTTGCTACTCCTATCTGTCTTTTATATCACTTATACTTGCCAATGACATAATAAGAAATCTGCGGGCTATTAACCGTCGCATCGGACGCTCTCACGCACTGATACGCCGGGGCGTGCGTCAATCTTGTGCCAATATCATTTTCGGTGTTTGTGGCAATCCAGACGTTGCCGCTCCCAACCGTTGGCGTCGCAGATACGATCGGGTTTGCAGTAAAGGCAAACGGATACTCTCGCGCCGCCTTATTCTCTGGGAGGCCCATCCACGATGCGGTATACAGTGGCCCCCATGTCTGCGTTGTCATCGCCAGCGAAGGTGCGTCGAACGTTGCCCACATCTCAGCGACACCGCTCGCCCACTTGCGCCACATCCACTTGCCGGTCAAGCCTTGCTCGGTTACATAGTCAGGCATGAGCGATTTGATATTTTTTTCTGTAAGAGCCACACTATCATCAATCATAACATTCGCGTTAAATCTCAAAGTCCCAGCCGGTTCTTCCACAACGCTGCTTGTACACTCTTCAAATGACTTGTCGTATCCGGCATAATAGAAATTGATACGACTTCCTTGTTTGCCAGCCACAATTGGAGACATATCAATCCAACATGGATTGTTACTCATCTTCTTATTTAATGCCTCATTGACGATTTTGTTTTGGACTGGATTAGTGGATGTATCGCTTAAACTGGAATCTACTGAAGGAATCAAATCTCTTGTTTCTTGATCTTGAAAAGGAAGTTGCTTATAAGTCTTCTTCCCATCTCCAACTTTAAAACGTGTATCGCCAGATGTAGTTGTGACAACAACAACCTCTCCATCAAGAAGAACAGGATTCTTGTTTTCCCAATTTGATTCTGTATCACGTTTATTTTTAACACGAGTGTTAAATGTTTTATTCGCCATCCGCATAACCTCCTTTAATATATAAAAGAGGTGCTGGCAAAAACCAGAGCCTCTTTTTAAATTTTCTTTTTTCTTTATTCATTTTTTACACACTTCCACCATATACATAGTTAGAAGCTGTTCCGCTTGATCCGCCAGAAGGCATTGCAACCGACTCCCATTCCGTAGGCACACCATTGCTGTCAACCGCCTTCACTTTCGGTATCTGACCGACCGCCGCAGAGGCAAGACCAAGCGATTTCGATTCGTCGTATGCGAGTTCGGAAAACTTCTTAGACCATCGCCAATTTTTTCTTGTAATCCCGCCATCGCACTTGACGATAGCGACTTCCCCATCCAGTAAAACCGGATCTTGACTCAGCCAATTTGATTCTGTGTCGCTTTTTAATTTAATTCGTGTATTGTACGACAAATTTATACCTCCTTTAATATTTGTTACAAATCGGCGATGCCAAGATTGGCAAGCCAGCTATTTTATCGGCCGCATTCACACGGCCGTAATATACAAATTCAAAAAAACAAATAAAGCCCATACGCGCAAGAAATATGTAAAAGCCGCGCCGTGAATTACCACGGCGCGGTCGCGTTAAAATATGAACGCCAATTACACGTTCACAGATGCAGAACCGCAGTTGAGCACAATGTAGCCAGAAGCCTGATTCAGGTCGGAGATATCATGCTTGTGGTCAGCGTCAGCCTTGCCATCCCAAGCGGTGATTTTTTCAGCAGTAATGCCGTCAAGCACAGCCTTATTGGTGTGCTCATGAGCCTTACCCTCAACCGTAGACACACGGCCAGCAAGTTTGGTCAGATCAGCGGCCTTAGCGTAATCGCCAATTTTCAGCGCGGCGATAGCATCAGTCACATATGCGACAACAGTTGCTTTTTCGCCTTCACCACCAATGCCATCGACGATGCCCTCAAGCGCGACAATCGCGCTGTTCATCGCGGCGGCATCCGTCTTATGACCGGAAATCCAGTCAGCGATTTCCTTCAGCGTATCATAAGAGCTATCAGCCCCGTCAACGATTTTAGCAACCTCTTCCGCTGCGATCGCACGAGCAGACTTTGATGCGTCCTCACCAACAAGCGTTGTGATTTTGCCCTCGGCGGTAGTCATACGCGACTTAATGTCTTTGTCATCGTAAGTAGCGGCGGCCTGAGCATCCTGAATCATCTCAACAACAGTCTTGCCTTCAGCGACCGTGCCAACCTTGCCAGCAAGTGCATCAACAGCCGTCTGCGCATTGTCACCAGCGGACTTAGCGGCAGCAATTGCTTTATCCTTAGAGCCAGCAGCATCAAACGCATCTGTGTCAACATAAGCCGCAGAGCCAAGGCCGTGGACGGCAACATCAGCGCCGTCAAACTTCACAGTGCCATTGGCAGCGCCCTCAACAAGCGTGTGGACAGTCTCATCAGGAAGCGTAATCGTGTCCTGAAGCGTCCAATCAGCAACGCCCTTAGCCTTGGAGTACAGATGGAACTTGCGATTATTCGTGCTGTCCACTTCGAGCTTATACTGTGTATCAGTGTCCTGAATTTCACCAGAGATGTAATCGGCAAGGCCGGAAATCTCAGTCGCAGAATAGCTCGGCTTTGACTCGGCAAGCGCCCAAGAATAGACGTTCGCGGCAAGACCAGAAACGAACGACAGCTCACTGAACTTTTTTGTTCCATCACCGATCTTAAACAGAACAGCAGGCTCATGCTGAACAGCGCCGGACTTAGCCGGGACAACGACAACAGCCGCTTCGCCAGCAAGCAGGACAGGGTTTTTGTCTGTCCAGTTTGCATAAGTATCATATTTCAGAGAAATTCTCGTATTAAAAGTCTTATCTGCCATAATAGACCACCTTTCAGATATTAAGAAGCCGAGCACTAAAATGCGCCCGGCTATTTGTGTATTTAATTTGTTGCTGGATGGGCGGCGTATCCATCATCTCAGATTCCTTTCAAGGAGTGTCGGGAGCCTTTCCGACCTCGGCAACACAGATTAAAGATTAGACAGAGGCAGTACCGCCATCAAGGATGAGCGTATCGCCCTCAGCCTGCACGAGCTTGTTGATATTGACGGAGTTGACTTCCATCGTGCCGTCCGCGCCAACGGCGACCTTGTTTTCAGCATCGGAGCTGACAACCAGACCAGCAGCCTCACCAGCAAGCGGGATATTGACAGCCTTCTCGGCGATGTTCAGAGCAACACCGTTTGCCTTGACGATCTCAATCAGGTTCGCGTTCGCGCCAGCCTCAACACCGTCCAGCTTGCCCTTCAGCTCATTGGTAAAGTCGTTCGCCGAAAGACCCTTGCCATCGACAGCATCGACCTTCGACTTGAGCGCATCCGGAAGGCCAGTGACTTTCGCCATTTCAATGCCAGCCAGACTCAACTCGCCAGCGTCAGAAATAGCGAACTCGTCAGACGCAGACTTAACCACGTTGACCTCAGCACCAGCAGCAATACCAGCGAGCTTTTCTTTCTCAGCGGCCGTATAGTCGTTGCTCGACAGACCCATGCCATCCTTAGCATCAACCTTGTTCTTAATAGCCTCGGCAATAGCAGCATTCATCTGTTCCGTCGTGGAGTAAGCATCAAGGTTGACAGACACATCATCAAGACGAACAACAGCGTTGTCCACCTTTGCATAGATGTCATAGTAGCCGGTGTCGGTGTTCATCACGAGGTAAAGAATGTTATCCTCAGCAACCTCAACAGCCGGGACAGCCTCCACCTTTTTGAACGAAGCATGACCAGTCGCAGCAATAGCCGCCTGAATCGCCTCGCCAATCGCGGTAGCGGTCATCGCATCCGTGATACCATAACCCTCAAGCGTGGTGGCCTTATCAGCCTTGCTGTTCTGAAGATTGCCAATGTCAGTCGTATGACCAGCAACCGTATCAGCAAGACCAGAAACGGTGCTAGTATCGGGCGTGTACCACTCAATGGCATTGCCAGCCGCATTGATACGCGGCTGCTGACCAGCAGTAGCAGCATCAAAGCCCTTGACAGTGACCTTGCCATCCTTAATTTCGATGGACTTGTCATCGCCAAGAACTTCCGTACCAACAGGTTTCAGCGTCTTATTAGGCTGGATGATGTACAGAGAAGCAACACCATCAGCAACAACACAGATGCTTTCGCCAAAGAAATAAGTGCCATCAGAACTACCAACCTCAACAGCGGTGGCGGCAGCGGCCTGCGCCTCAGCAAGCGTCGCAAAGTAGTAACGCGCGTCCAGCGGGAACGCAGTGGTAGGATTGAAAGCAACAGAGAAATTCAGTTTACCAAAGTCAGCCATTATTCTTTCCCCCTTCCCTATCAAATTGTGACCTTATAAGTGTTCGCCGCATCGTTCGCGTTCGCGTAATCCAACACGTAAACCTTATAGTCAATCGCCTGATAACCAGCAGCGCCCTCAACAGAGACAACGCTCTTGGTGAAACCAGACTTGATCTCAGCGTTCAGACCATTCACATCAAGCACAGAGTTGACATCGCGGAGAGTCGCAGGATACGCGAACATAACGCGCTTCGCACCAACCGGAATCACAAGGTTAAACGAGTTGCCATTTGCAAGAGCCTTATTAGACTTGGCAGCAAGGCCACGCACAAGCGCGGAGTTAATCTCACCGTCCTTCTCGGTCAGAGTGCCATAGAACGAATTACGGTAGCCGGTAATTTTCGTGGTGCTCCTTGCAGACGCGCTCTTGTAAGCAGTGCCAGACTTCGTGCCAGCCGCAATCTTGCCAGCCGGGTACGCATTGCCGAGGTTCGTCTTAGGAACAGCGCCCTCTCCATGCGTCGCAGTCGCAGTGATCGCATAGTTCGTGTTGTCGGCAACAACGATAGCATCAAACGTGCCTTCTGCCGTTTCCTTCGTGTCAGTACCATTGCTCACGCTCCACTTGGTAGCAGTGATGCCAGTAACCGGGCCATAGGTGTAGCTACCAGCACTCAGAGCCGCCTTGTAAGCCGGAGTCACAGACGTACCAACCTCATATGCGCCAAGCTGCGCGCAGGTCACATCAACCGCAGGCTGAGAAGCCACAGGATTCTTCTCTTTAGCAAGGATGGAAGCCAGAACGTCCTTCACATTCTTGCCAGCGGCCTGAATCGTGCCAGAGCCAGAGGACGGAACCGTCATAACACCGATAGCCGCAGTATAGGTGAGGTCATCAGCGAAATACACGTTCTCAGCATTGTAATTGCCGTCCATAGCGCCCCACGCAGTGCCATTGTAGACATACGCGGTGTAAGAATACTTGCCGTCAGAAATCAGCGTCTTGACAACGAAAATGTCATCCACTTTCGCCTCAGCGCCAGCGGCAGTAAGAACACGCTCGATTACAGCGGTATCGCTTTCGCCATCGCCCTTAACACCCTCATAGTGCGCAGCAGCAACGCCACCGACACGCGGAAGGTTCTCATACGTAGCAACGCCGTCACCAATCTTTAGCACGCCCGTGTCCTTGTCGAAGCAAGGCTCGCCAGCGGCAGGCACGACGTCTTTGTTGGCCGTCCAATTCTCAGTGGTATCACGTCTGAATTGAATAGTAGTTTTCAACGTTTTGTCAGACATAACTTTCCCCTTTCGATTTTAGTTAAACAAAAGCTGTCCCGCCGTCAATCACCTTAATGTCAATAGGTGCTGACTGAAACGGAGACAGCGTCTTGTCATTTTTTACGATGTACGGAGTCCACTCTTCACCGTTTTGCACGGTAATAATTCGACCTGCACAATCGTATTTTTGAATCCATGCCTGTGCTTCTGTTAATGTCGGGAATCTATCTCGCGGGAACAGACACAGCCAATCATTTCGAGCCTCGTTCAAAACGAAGCACGTTTCCTCGGCCTGACAGTAATACAGGATACCGTCAGCCGCCTTAGAAAACTCAGGCAACGCAGAAATGCTTGCAACAAATCTCAAGCCATCTGAATAAAGATCATCGCCTTTGTACAGTTCTTTTGTGTCTGTACAAAAGTAAAGCGCATTACTCAGACGGCTTGTAAGCCCAAGATAAGTTTGCTTTGAGCCTTGCTTATAAACAACCTTCGTGCCCAAATATCCCTCCCCCTTTCTTGAGATTATATATGCAACCCGCCTATGCGGAGGATTGCGCAATTACATATCAGACCATTCCTCGCCATCATCTTTTGTGCCGGACTCGTCCATATCCGACCATTCCTCGCCGTCACCAGCATGGATATGGTCTGCGTAATCATCCGAGGGAACGGTAATTGTTGAGCCAATCAGGTCGTCGCCAGATTTCAACTGCACTTTGCGTGTCTTACTGTCATAAGCGATACCATCGGCTTTCTTCTTCAAGTCTTCTTTTACACGCCCAATTTCAGCCTGCAAAGCAGCAACGCCATCAGAGCCGCCGCCTGCAACAAGTGCGTCACGCCATCTGGGGTCTTCCACAAAAAACATATTGACCCACCGCCTTAATACATATAGTAGATATTCACATCTACCGCCTCTTCAAATTCGAGCGACGTAATGTCGAGCTGGTTCATGCCAAGCTCAAAAATGCCAGTGAACAAAGGGATCTCTCTGCCATTGATTTTCACTTTCGTGCCAGCCGGAGCAGAGATACCGAATTTCACGAGCGTCATATCGCAGTAATTCAAAATACTATTCGGATTCGCTGCGATTTCATTTTCCTTAAAAACCTTTAGCATATTCACATTCGGAGTGACAGTCCCATTGAAACTGCCCAAATATGCCTGAGACATATGCGCTCACCACCTTTTGTTTTAATCATTGCTAAAGCCATTTTTCAAATTGCCCCATGTAATAGGTTTATTCCGATAAGGATTCAGCACAGTTCCAGTCCTATCAATATTTCTTGCCACAATCAGCAAGCCTTGACCATGATATTCGCTATTGCTATTTTCGTTTCGTAAAGATACCTGATAAACAAATTTCCCAGTCAAATTAAGCGTCTCATTTGGAGACAAACTGATAGTGATAAATTTTCCAGTCGTGTCCAATGTAGCTTCCTTAGATATGATTGGGGCACAATCTCTATTCACATAATTAACAATAGCAAAAGCGGCACGGTACGACTTTGCTTCTGAATCAGAGATGTTGGCGACACTCGAAACAGGAATAGTATATTTCTGCGTCGTTCCGCCAATAAAATCAAATTGCGGCAAGGTGTATTGATTATATACACAACTTCCCAAGAGCGAAGTCACCCCCATATATCATGCGTCAACGTTGTTTGCATTCCGTTCGTTCATGCTCGCAACCAGCTTTTCAAGCGCAATGACGCAATTTCTAAAGTTCTCGATGTTTTTTCTGCCACTAATGCTGATTTCGTCCATCGTATTCAAAACAGCAATCAAGATATCCACATCGTTATTCAATCTAATTGTTCCCCCTGATGTATCATGTCTTTTCTTCCAGAGCCGTAACTCGCTCCATAAGTTTTTTGATTTGGTACGTGTTCAGCGCAATAAATTCCGAGTAACGAAGATAGTATTGATCCGTATAATCAGAATGAACGTCTGTTGAGCCTGCACACTTAGAAACGCCAGCAAAATCACCGAGCGTCAGCCCATTACTTTTCAAAGCCGTTTCAACATCTTGTGCGGAGAACCCGATATGCGTACTTCCGTTCTCATCGCTCTTAAATTTAAAAGAGCTAGGAGCGAGAGCGTTATAAAACGCATCATACTTCGCAAGATTACTCGATACATTCGATGCCAAGCGCTTATCTGCAACCGTTCTGACAGGTTTGCTTACAGTTACTCCACTGCCTGCGACGGCCATATATTCTCCGTTAGATTTGATATATGCGCTTGCATTAGTAGCCATAAGATAACTGGATTCATCTTTGCTGTACATAACCGCACCATGCGTAGTCGCCACACCGTTGTTTCTATCATCGCAACAAAATCCACCATACTCGTCGGATTTATACAACACTGAATGCGCATCAATCGAACCAGCACCGGAGATGTTTACGCCTCCAGCAATAACTACATCGCCATTTTGCTCGACCAAGAATCTGCCATCATTTACTTTTAATCCGCACCCGATGACCCATGAGCCATTTTGTTGGTTCGCAATCAGATCGCCATCAAGAACGCCGCTCATAGTGCCAATGAATTGACCCTCTTTTGCGTAAATAGTGCCATCCTTCTTAACCCAGAAGTTTGCTTTCTCCGGTTCTTTTGCACCAGCCCAAAATGCATACAAACTGTTTTGATTGCTGCCTGAACCATTAAGGCCGACATAGTTCATATTGGAGCCAGCTTCCAAAAAGTCTTCTTCAATCGTGAAGCCACCAATGTGACCTGATTCAGCATCAACCTTACCACGGAAAAACGCGCTTCCATCGTTGATGTCCAAGAAGAAGTTCGCGTTCTTCGGCATACCCATATCATCATAAACAATGTCTCCGTCATCACCAATGAACGACGGGGTTACTTGTGTGCCATTCGTGGTAAACAAAAGATCAGTTCCCGCCATGATGCCGTAGTCAGAATCAAGGATCATTCGACCGCCATTATCCTTTTGCAGAATCATGGTGCTGTTATTTAGCCACACGCCGGTCGAATCCACCTTGAACTGCATCGTGCCAGTCGGCAAACCTTGCGCATCCACCTTCGGATTCTCAAGGATCATGTTGTTTCCAATGATAAGTTTACCAGCAAGCAACTCTGCATTGACACCCCACTGCTCACCAGTCTCCGGCGTTGCAAATCGCCCGATAGCAAGTTTTGCCGTCTGCCATTTGTCATCCGTCATGGCAATCATATTGTCCACAATGCGCAGTTGATATTTATCACTTCCGACCTCAATACCAGCTCCACTGATATTGACAGACTGATTCGACGCGCCAACAATACGATTCACAGAAGCGTCAAGCGTACCATTTATATAATTTGAAACCTCACTAGCCTGTCCCGCCGTGAGGTTATATAAATGCTTCGACGCATCGAAGCTGCGCGAAGCGCTATATGATGTTTGCAGAATGTCTTGTAGCGCCTGAGCGCCATTATGCTTTTGGAATTTCGTCGAGAACGTCAACGACAAAGACGATTTGTCATCAAAGTCCAAAGACACGCCAATGATGTTCGCCACGAGATGCCCTTCGCTACCAAGACTCAAATGAACACCCTTACCAAGTTCAAGCGCATTGCGAAACTGAGCAAACTCTTTAGCAAACAAGAAGTTACCGCTGCTCAGTGAGAACTCGTATACGGGATACGCAGAATCATTCAGCGAATCTGCCCCGAAATCATACAGTTCTTCGGCGATAACATATTGCTGATATTCACTTACGTTAACAGTAAAAAAAGACTGGCAATTTGCCGTCGTAATTGAAACCGAATGTCCTTTATGCTCTGTAATTTCGTTCTCTGTAACGTCCACGACATCACTATTTAACTGTGAAAAATCGCCCGACATTGTAAGCATCCCGCTTGCGAAATCGTGTTTCCCATAAACAACGTCGCCAAGATACAGAGACAGCACAAACGTACTATCACTAGGAGTAACATCAATCGTACCTCGAATAATCGTCGCCGAAATCTGTACGCTTGCGATCTCCAACTTGCCGCCTGTCAGCGTATATAACTGCTTTGTATACGGTTGCGTCATATCCACTCGCGCAACATCACTCTCAGAAATTGCAATCGTGCCCGTAATGCTTTGAAACGCACCAGACGCTTTAGCGTCAATGTCTGTAGCAACAAACGTTTCTTCTGTCAGCGTCTCATCAATCAGATAAGGCCGAAGCGCGGACATTTCTTTCTCGGTGAAGCACTGCTCCATAGAAAGCGTTTTGCTGATAGTCGCAATCTCAGAAGCATAATTCTCAATACGAGTTTTTGTTTCCTTAATTTCTGCCTCGCAACTTGCGACATCTGCCTCTTTTGTAGCGATTTTCTTGTTCACATCGTCGAGTTGCGCTTGTTGCGATTGCTTTCCAGCGTCCGTAGTCTCAAGTGCCAACGCCTGAATAATCACATTCTGTTGCGCCTTCAGCGTATCCATTTCGCCGTTCAGTTCGGTCAATTCCGTCTCATACGCGATTTTCTGAGCAGTTTCAGAGGCACGCAACGCCACAAGACCGGTATAGTAATGCTGGTTCGCCTTAATCTCCTTCTGCCACGACTTAACCTTATCAGACAGTTTAACTCCATCAATCTCAATATCCAAATCGCCGCGAGAAATGAAGTGATCGAGGTTAACAATGTAATCAGCGCCGGTAGGGTTTACCTCACGTATAGACATATCATCACTGCCATACACATGGAGCTTCGTCACAATATCATCCGACAGCTCGTCAACGCCAACCTCGCTCACGAGGTTTTCATAGCTGAGATAGATAGGTAGCGTGCCTCTGCTCGTATATGCGTCATATACATTAAGCGTTTTTTCATACGGGTCAACCACAATAGTACAACCGTATTTTTCAGGCACGTCATTGTAAATAAATGTCAAGCCGTCATTCTCGTACTCATCGAACGTGCGATACATCCCAATAAACTTCGGGTCAACGTATCCGACGCGCCACGTTGGGTCAAGCTCAAGCACACGACCAAGGACTGTATCGTCAGGCGAAGCAGGATTCCAAAAGTTATACGTGCCATCTTCCAAGAAGATTCGCTTGCGCTCAAAAAGTTGCTCAATCGAATACGCAGTGACGTGCTTGATTTCCGACACACCATCGCCAGAGATTTTCGGCGACATGAGCACGTAAATGCCGTAGTGATCTGTATAGACCTCAGCATACCCGTTTAATTTCTTATAGACCGGATTGACAACGCCGTCTACAAAATACGGGACATCAAATTCGAGTGTGCTCAGTTCCGCATATTTGATATCGAATTTGACATTGTAGGCGAACGGGATTGCGCCTTGCTTAATGCCGGACAACGTGCGCAACTGCAACATCGGCTGTTCGGGATAACCGGCTTTATCGAACTCTATCTTTGAATAGTTTAGATACAATCAGCCTCACCTACCTTTCTTGAAAATGGTGTTGCATATCACGCCCCCACGTTATAAAGGAAACGCCCTTGTATGCGAACATCTGCGTCGCCTGTTATAATCATTTCGTTATCTCCGCTGGCAAGCCCAACAAAATTAAAATTAAAATAATTATAAATATTGACGCTTCCGGTTCTTTCGGACATAATGCAATTTTCGTTATCGACGTCTATCGTCATAGCGTCGCCGGGAAGTCCAGATAATTCGAATTTTTTTCCAGTTGTCTTATTATCAATAGAAAATTCCGTGCATCCAGCATTCAGCGTAATCGTGATATGCGGCTTCATAAGTTCCCTACAACTGCCATCATTATAATAAATGATATTGGATGTGCCTCTTACAGTATAATTGTCATCAAAAGGCAATCCATAAGCATATGGACAATCACAAATAACAGTTGCCTTAAACGAATTTGCAAGCCCACGAATACTGATTGGCGTTAGTTCTTGAATCAAACACCGAAACTGTTTGTCATCGAGGTCTGGTTGGTCAATAGAGAGCCACTGATAATCCTGATGCCCGGTTAACCATTTAGACACTTCTTGACATTCATATTTGTCCAGTAAATGATCGCTACCAAAAATCAGCTCAAATTGAAGCGGCGTCTCATTATACTTGACGCCAAAATGAAGCGGTGTTATCCGGTTAGCAATGCGCTGTTCAACAATATTTGCTTTGTTGCCAAAACTCTCATCGGCCATTTTGTTGTTGCCGATATCGGCAACAAACAGCCCATACATACTTGCCGGATAACCCGCGAAAGAAAAATCGTAAGTCCTAAACATTCAACCATCCTTTCACTGGATTACGCAAACGGGAGCGCCGAATGGCGCTCCCGCATCTTACTACCTTCTAACACCAAGAATCTTAGCAATCTGATTGACCTGATCCTCAGTAACCTTCGCGTGTTGCTCAACCGTATTCTGGTCGGCGTTCGTGATATTCGTATCTCCAAATACGATATTAACCGTCTGACTGTTGTCGGTCGAAACATACTTTGTAGCAGCATTTGCGTCATTCGAATACAGTTTTGACGTACCATTACCAGACAATTTTGACATCGCAGCCTGACCACGATTGATTCGTTGCACGGAAGCGGCAAGTCCCTTATAAAACCAGCCGTTTTTTAACTTTTTACCAGAATCATTCTTGACAGTTTCGACTTCATCAAGTTCTCCGATTCCATTGTTGTACTTATACTTGTCGTATTTCTCAAACAGTTTTTCATCTGTCCCCTTTATACGCCAAGTGCCAGAGTTATCACGATAAACATATACACCATACTTCTCAAGTTCTCTTCCTAACCGGGCACTATCATCAGCGAGCCTTTTACGCTCATCCTCATCAGCAGTATGCCACGCCTCTGCGTTTGCATTCATCTGCTTAACAATCGCATGAACCTTCTCTCCGTTGGTGTACTGATCGTCATACTCCGTTTTACCGATAGTAGTATTCGACCCATCGCCAGAAGAATCGTTCTTTTCGATGTCCTTATTCACTTGGTCAAGAGCATCAACATAGTTGCCATATTTCTTGACTGCCTCAAGCGCATTCTCCCATGCCTTTACGACTGTCTCATTCAGGTCGTTGCCGTACTCAGTGTTCCAGTTGATAAGTTCATCAAAAAGCGTGTCCCAATGTTCTTGGATATACTTTATTGCCATGTCGTACTTCTTCTGATACGACGAGATACTTTCCTCAAGCGTTTTGATTTCCTCGTCCTTTTCCTTGCCATACGCTTCGTTCATCTTGTCGAGTGCATCTTCCTGCGCCTCACGTGCATGGTCGGCTTGTTTCTCGGACATTTCGCTCTGAAGGTTTTGCATTTCCTCCATCAACTTTGCACGCTCTGCCTGTGCAGATCGGCTGTCATCCAACGACAAGATGTCGATACGAGCTTGGAGCTTCGCCATCTCTTTCATTTTGTCCGCAAGCTCTTTTTGATAATCATTCTCATTTTTAGAAGCCTCAAGGGATTCTTTCTTGAGATCAATTATCTCAGAGTAAGCGTCCTTCATGTCATTCAAAGAATCAATTTGGTCATTGATTTGCTGAGTGAGCATGGAGATGACGTAATCCAAAATGCTATCCAGCCCGTCCTTCATGTTGTTCAGGCTGTCCGACAAGGCATCCGACGATTTGCCGATGCTATCAACCGCACTGTCAGCAAGAGCACGAAGCGCGTTGATGTTTGCAAGAGCCGCCTTACGCTGTTCCTCTGTGAGGTCAAGCATACTAAGGTTCGCATACACCAATCCCCACGTCGCGTTCGTCGTTTCCTCGGTCGCATTCAGCAGCCGATTCATCGTCTCTACATCGTCGTTTTGCTTTGCGATTCTCAGCGATTCGACGTAAGTGAGCGCCGTCTCGACAGCCATCTGCTGCGTTCTCGCCGCAATGACTTTCTTGATACGTTCCTCGTTGATGACAAGGTTGCCGTTCTCGTCCATGAGATAAGCGACGTACTCCATACCAAGGTCGATAATGCTCTGCAAGGTGTCAATGGCAATGTACCCGCTCTTAGCGTACTCATCAGCCGCATTATGAAGCGTCTCGTACACTTCCTGAATGGAGTCAACGGCCTCAGACTTGTTCTTGACCATCGTCTCAAGGAGATTCTGAATTTCCTCACGAGCGTCTTTGATTTTCGTCTTGAGGTCTGCAAAATCATTCGCGCTATCCTGATTGGATTTGTTCAGGTCTTCGAGCGCCTTGATGTGCTCTTCTGTACTCTTGCGGAGGTCGTTCGTCGCCTCTTGCAACGTGTCAAACTCTCCGGCGCTGTCCGCAACAAGGTCGTTGACGTGTTCCATGTTCTCCACAAAGAACTCGTTCTTTTCTGCGTTATACTCAACCGCAAATCCCATGTTGCGCAGTTCCTCTGCACCGGATGCAAGCGTTTTCTTGCGCTGATTATTCAGATTGACAAGCGCATCCTGCTCACGCTCGTATGCTCCAATGAGCACCTGTTGCATGAGCAACTGCTCTTCGAGATTGTCTGAGAGATTGATTTTCTGCTGAATCTCATCAACCTTTGCCTGAGTACGAGCAAGACGTTCCAAAGCCTCACGATACTCGTCAATGCTGGCGATGTATTCCTCAACCTCTTTAGTGCTAGAGCTAGATCCTCCACCAGAACCACCTTTTGAGCCACCGCCACCACTAGAGTTGCCATAGCTACCAAGCGGTTTGTTCTTCAGAGATTCAAGAAGCGCAATCTGAGAATCAATTTGAGCAATCTGTTGCTGATATTTTGAAATATCAAGTTGCAAGTTTGAGGTAAAATCATCAAGCGACGTTTGGGTGGCCTTATAGGTGTAATTAGTCCCGTCAAAACTGCCACTCGTGAGGTTGAGATCAATCGACTTGCCAGATACAGCGCCTGTCGCTCCACCGACTACGGCGTCCATACCTCTTTCTTCGCCGCTGCCAATTCCAGCAAACGCCTTCGCAGCTTCATGGCATTGCTTTGCAAAAGATGCTACGCTCGACTTGCCAGACGCCATGTTCTGATAAATGGACTGCGCCGCGTTATAAGCAGCAGCGTTGAAATTCCCATTGACATCCGTACAAACTTCCATCGCCACACGGTCAAACTCTTCCGTGTTTTGAGCCATAGCAGCAGCCGCAAGACGCCATGCATCTGCTTCTTGTACTCCGTTGTCAATGAGTGCTTGCCGTTGTGTTACGTTGAACTAACAGTAACTTACTGCTTCACAGCGTCCCCGTTCGTCGTGACTACTTGGGTTTG